CACGTGAAACATGGCCCGGGCCCCGGGGCTATGGCCCCGGGCGTGGCGATTGATAAATTTAATTGGCCGCGTGGCGTGGTGGCCGTGCTATAATAGCGGCACTGGTCCAGGGTCCTGGACCGGGCAACCTGAAAGGATAGAGAAATGAGCTGTTTTGTTGTTCCTGATTTCCATATTGACGCCCTCGTATCGTGGGCCGTGGCAAACCATGCCGCGGCTTTCATTGGTGGCCTCGATCCGCGGGGCTTGGCCGCGGAGATGTACCGGGCGAACTGCGCCGCGTATCGTGAGCGGTACGGGGAGGGCATCGATAACGCTTTCACGTTCACCATGCGCCCCGAAGTGCATGCCATGCCCGCCGTGCAGATTCTCAAGGCATGCACATGCCTTGACTACCAGTGCAGCGACTGGACCGATTACCCGGGCAGCGTGGCCCAGCGCGCTATTGAGCGCATTCGAGACCACGCTATCGGCTATGTCCCCGGGTATCGGGCCGCCGCCTGGACACTCGAAGAGGTGACAGCATGATCATTCAGCACGAATACACCAGCAAGCCCAGCATTGTCACGCTGCGCGCCGCGCTGCGAAAGGCCGCCGCCCGGGGCGGCGACTTCATTCAATTGACCTGGGGCGAGAATCAAATCACCGTAGAGCGGACCCCGTACGGGTGGACGGGCCACGGGTGGATCGGGCGCAATGGGGGCGATGATCTGGCCCGTGAATTAGCGCTTGCAGAGCGGAAGAAAGCCGTGATATAATAGTCTCACTGGGGCAGCAGCCCCAGTATCAACCCAGAAAGGATAGAGAAATGACAATCGAAACCGCAACCCCCAGCAGCCTCGAGACACTCGCAGGCATGTTCGACACTCTGGTTGACGCAGTAGCTGCGCGCGTGCTGGCGCAGCTGAACGACAATCTGGACGCGCGTTTTGCCCTGCTGCTGGAGAGCGCTGACTTTGAAGACAAGGTCGAGGCCAGCGTCCAGACTGCAGTAGATGCCCTGGACCTACACGATCAGGTCGTAGACATAGTCCAGGAACTGAACTTCGATATCAGGGTCCAGGTCAGCTCTTAAAAATAGTTGGCACGGGTTGAAAAACCCGTGTTATAATAGTCTCACTGTGCAATCATGCACAGTACAACCCAAGAAAGAAGAGAGCACCATGGCTAAGATCATCACAATCGATAGCAACAAATACCTACTGCCTGAGGGCATGAGCACCAAGGACGTCCAGGCGCTGGCCGGGTTTCTGGTCACACTGACCAGAGTGGATTATGAGTACTGCTACGGTCAAGACGAGTCAGCGTTCTATGCGCGCGAAGGAGCCCAGGTCAGCATCGGTGAGCAGGAGCTGGTTACCCGGGCCGAGGCCCGGGCCATGTCAGCCAAGAGCCGCGCAGAGTATGAGGCGCGCAAGGCAGCCGAGCAGGTAGCCTAACCGATAGGGGCCTAGGCCCCTATCACACTGTTACCGGTCTGTCTGTCACGCTAGTGACAGATAGCCCACGGCTATCGGCGCGCAGCGCCGATAGCTTTTCCCTTTATTTTTTCCCTCTAATGGTGGTGGCGGGGGTGGGTGGGCCCGCATACCTCTACGTGTACCTATAGCTATGACTTACAGACAGGGGAGGGGCCATAAACAGCCGGTCATCGATAGAGATCAACCTATGCCCTATTTCTGCCCCAGAATTCGTCCAGGAAAACTTGACCCCCGGTCCCCGAAACAGGCCCCTTGTTCCTTTAAACCCAAACCCCCAGTTTATTTTATAAATTCCCAGGACCTGGATACCATTCACATGTAGAATGGCCCCATGCTCACACAAGACCTTCTCCGCGCTTTGTTCGAGTTCCAGCCAGATGGCCAGCTGCTCCGCAAGGTGACAACCAATCCCCGGGCCCCGGCCCACGCCTATTCAGGCTCGCCCAACAAAGCGGGCTACCTGCGGACGCGGGTGCTTGGCAAGCTCTACTACAACCACCACCTTGTCTGGTTCCTGCACCACGGAACGTGGCCCTCGGCCCTTGATCACATCAACGGGAACAGGGCGGACAACCGCCTTGAAAACCTGAGGGCCTGCAACCAATCGCAAAACATGCGGAACGTGGCCGGGCGCTTGGATAGCAAGACTGGGGTCAAGGGAGTAGGATGGAGACCAGACAAGCAGAAGTACAGAGCGAGGATTGTGGTCGACGGCAAGGAGCTGTGCCTGGGCCACTTCCTGACTTTGGAAGAAGCCCGCTCCGCGGTCCAAGCGGCTCGGATCAAATACCACGGAGAGTTTGCCCGCCATGATTGATGCACCCAAAGACGCCCAAGAAGAGATGCTGCGCCTGCAGCTGCGGCTGCAGCTCCTGGACGCCCATGAGCGCGCCACTTCGAGCTTCATTGATTTTGCCCGGTACGTCTGGCCTGAGATGTTGGTCGGGGAGCACCACCGCATTATTTCCAAGGCCCTGGACAGGGTGATCTCTGGGGAATGCAAGCGCCTGATTGTGGCCATGCCGCCACGTCATGGAAAGTCCCAGCTTGGGAGTTACCTGTTTCCTGCCTATCTGATGGGCAGGCGTCCGGATGCCAAACTTATTGTCGGATCGCACACCGCGGAACTGGCACAGCGTTTTGGCCGGATGATCCGTAACTTGGTGGACGAGGAGCGGTACAAGGAACTCTTCCCGGGCATGGTTTTGTCAGCAGACAGCAAGGCCGCGGGCCGATGGAACACCAGCCAGGGCGGCGAGGCATTCTTCATTGGTAAGGGTGGTGCGATGACCGGTCGAGGGGGTGACATCATCATCTTGGACGACATCTTGGACGAACAGGATGCCTTGTCGGAAACGGCCATGGAGAACACCTGGGAATGGATAACGAGTGGGCCACGTCAGCGTTTGCAGCCGGGCGGCGCGATGATCTTGATCAACACGCGGTGGAAGACAGACGATCCTGCCGGACGGTTCATCAAGGCTCAGTCTCAGCTCAAGGCCGACCAGTGGGAAGTACTGGAGTTCCCGGCTATCCTGCCTTCTGGCAGACCGCTCTGGCCGGAGTACTGGCCGATCGAGGAACTGGAGAAGGTCAAGTTCTCCATTGGTTTGAAAAAGTGGAACGCCCAGTGGCAGCAGCAGCCCACGAACGACGAGGGTGCTGTCTTGAAGCGCAACTGGTGGCGCAAGTGGCAGCATGATGAGCCACCGATGTGTGAGTATTTGCTGCAGACCATGGACACGGCGTACTCCAAGAAGGAGACCGCTGACTTCTCGGTCATCGCAACGTGGGGCGTGTTCACCCCTGACGCTGACTCGGGCCCCAATCTCATTCTCCTGAATGTCAGAAAAGGTCGCTGGGACTTTCCAGAGCTCAAGAGGGTCGCGCGGGACGAGTACCAGTATTGGAAGCCCGACAACGTCCTGATCGAGGCCAAGGCCACCGGCACGCCACTCCAGCAGGAACTCCGCCGGATCGGGGTCCCCGTGACGATGTACTCTCCTGGTGGTCGGCGGACCGGGCAGGACAAGCTGGCGCGCGCGAACGCGGTTGCACCTTTGCTGGAGTCGGGGATGGTTTGGTATCCCGAGGGCAAGGAGTGGGCCGAGGAGCTCGTTGAGGAATGCGCGGCTTTTCCCAACGGGGCCAATGATGACCAGGTCGACGTTACGACGATGGCTTTGTTCAGGTTCCGCCAGGGCAACTTTGTTTCTCTGGACACGGACGACAACGAAGAGTCAGAGCCGCAGACTGGCACGGTTGAGTATTATTGACAGCGGGACTAAAATGCCCTATCTCCTCTCACGGACCGCGAACCATGTCCCAAGAACTGTCTGACAAAATCCGTGCTGCGGCGCAGGCCAAGGGCATTGACCCTGACACAGCTTTGCGCATCGCGCGCGCCGAGAGCTCCATGAGCCCCGCGGCCCAGGCCAAAACCTCCAGCGCTGGCGGTCTGTTCCAGGTTGTGGACAAGACGTGGAAAGAGTTTGGTGGCAAGCCCGGCAAGAAGTTGGATGCCGATGAGAACATCCGCGTGGGCACGGACATCATTGCAAAGAATGCTCAAACGCTGAAGGGCTTCCTGAATCGTGACCCCCGGCCCGCGGAAATCTACGCCGCCCACTACTTCGGCCCCTCCGGAGCCAAGAGCTTCTTGTCTGCCGACCCGGCCACACCGATCGTGGATATCTTGGGCAAAGCGGCTGTCAAGGCCAATCCAAATTTGCAGGGGAAGAATGTTGGGCAAGTGCTGGCTCAACTGGAAACCAAGATGGGTGGCAAGCCTGCCGCCAATGTTTCACGTGAAACACCCGAGCCTGCTCCAAGCAAAGCGCTCCCGCCCTCTCTGCCTCCAATGGCTGCCGCAGGTGCGGCGACCGTGGCTGCCGCTCCGATGAAGGAGCAGGTCGCCAGTCTTGGCCCGGGCTACCAAGCCGCTCTGGCTCTGTCGTTTCTGGCGGATACGGATGAGAAGGAAGACCGGGACGTGGAAAAGGAGCCGGGGATCGCGGAGAAGTGGCTGGCGCAAACCGCATCGCGGCCCGCGGCCATGGCCCAGTTCGCTGACCTGAAGATCCGGTCCCCATTTGCAGAACCAGAGCAGCAACAACCGGTGCAGATGTTCAATAAGGGGGGAGAAGTAGAGCCTTTGACCCCCGAAGAAATCGAAGCAGCGTCAAAACCAGCGTTTTTGACCCCAAAATCGGGGATTGGGCGCAAGATTTCGACCAAACCGGGGGAATTGGAGGCTGCCGCACTGCAAGGCGTGTCGGAAGCTCCCTATTTGCTGGCCGGAGCCCCTGTTGATCTGGCCACAATGGTCATGCGGCCCTTTGGATACGACGTTGAGAAGCCAATGTTTGGGTCTGAGGACCTCAAACAGCGTGCTTTGAAGGCTGGAATTCGCCAAAAGCCCCCAGAAGGTGCTGCTGCACGTGCTTTGTACGAGATGGGGCAGCTCGGAGCAAGTGTCGTAAACCCTGCAGCCCCTGTCCGCGGTGCTGTAGCCGCCGCGCAGAAGACCGGCGAGGCCGCAAAGATGCTGGCACGCGATTTTCAGGGCTACAACCAGCAGTTATCGGTCCCCGGAGCGAGCTACGCGGTCAGGAACAAGGGAACGCCGGTTGTTATAGACCCCAAACTGCCCGCAACCACTGATGATTTTCAAGAATCAATGAGTCGGGCCGAACTGAGAGCATTTCAGGAGAGAAATCCTGATGTTGCGCTTTACAGCGACCGGGAAATGGCCGCAACGCCAGAGTTTCAGGCATTCGCCGCAAAGGCAAACGCCCCAGTAGACGCCGCAGAGGCTTTTGTCAAAAAGGAAGTGGCCACGACCCCCGATCCGACGTTAAACGGCTGGTTTACAAAGGCTCTTACCCGTTATTTGCGCTCGGATTTTGCAAGCCCTCAGGACCAGCTTGTTCGGGCCGCAGAAGAAGGCAAGATGCTGCACCTTGCACCTAAGAAATTCTCGGACTTCAGTGATGTGGACGCTGCAACAGCAAAGTTCCTAAAAGCTAAAGCGCAAGACAACAAAAACATGCGCCGGAGAGAGGGATTTCTCCCCGAAGGCGAAACAAATACTGATTATGGTCAGCGGATTGAGAGTCTGACCGACGCTGCGGCGTACCCAGAACAAGTCGGGGACCTGACATTGAACCAAGTGCCTCCAAGCATGCGCGGCCTCTTGGAGACCAACCCCGAAGCGCGGGTCATGGACTTCGCTCCTGACGTTGGTGGCATCTTGAAGCTGCCCGAGCTGCGCGACAAGATGTTGGAGATCCGTGCGCTTGGCCCCAAGGCCGAATACTCGGCATACGGGCAGGCCCCGGCCAAGGTCCCTGACGAGTTCTTGCTTCCTGACGATACTTTGGCCAAGTTGAATGTTGCAGCGGCCTCGAACCGCGTAGCGCGCTTCACGCGGTGGCAAGATGAGACCCGCCAAGCCATGGCTACCACTGCTCTGCGCTCGGACCCCGGTTTCAACAGACGGCCTTTGCAAGAGGGTAAGTACATCGGGGTCGCGCTCCCCGATGTTGACGTCTATCCAAAATACATGAAGTTGGTTAACGACGTAGGGTGCGACGGCGGCTGGTGCACTCAAGCGGAGGGACTCGCCCTGACTTATGGCAGCGGGGATGCTCGACTGCATGTGATAGTTAGCGGGGAAGGCAAGAAGGCACGACCTATTGCCCAGCTCAGTGTGGAAAAAGGAATAGGAAAAGACGGTTCTACGCGATACGGCATCAGTGAGGTCAAAGAAAGAGGGGACACGACCGACTTTCTTAACAACCCCGCACTTCCCGCAATTCAGGAGTACGTGCAGGAACTGGATAACGTCTACGGCGGTCTTCGATTTGTAAGCGACCTAAAGGCGCTGGGCATGAAACAGTTGCCTAAAAACCCAATGGAGCTGCTTAATCTTTTTGACGGGTTCAGAGCCAGATCGCAATTGGCAAAAGCCTTTGGCAGCGAGCAAGAAGGCTTTAAACTGGTCAGGGATGAACTGATTAAGCTCAACAACGGTTCGCAGTACACAACAGGGAACGAGGACGCCGTCGCTGGTTTGATTGATCAGGCGGTTAAGAATGTTCTCAACCCACAACAGCGTGCCAATGGCGGCATGATTGAGCGACAATCCACAGATAGCCGCAAATACCTGTAAGGAACAAAGATGCCAATCGAGAAAAACAACGACCTGCCTGCTGGCAATACAGACGTCGAAATTGAAGATGTTGAAGCAGGAGAAATGCCTGACATCGAAATCATCTTGGACGATGAAGGCGGCGCTGAGATCAACATTGGTGAGGAAGAAGACGAGGTCTCGTTTGATGCCAACCTTGCCGAGATCCTCGATCCGGGCGTCTTGCAGCAGATCAGCTCTGAGCTCCTGCCTTTGTTCGAGGCCGACCAGGGTTCGCGCAAGGATTGGGAAGAGCAGTACGGCAAGGGCCTGAAACTCTTGGGCTTTACCTTTGATGAGCGCACCCGTCCATTCAAAGGCGCAGCCGCGGCCACCCATCCGTTGCTGACCGAGGCGATCGTTCAGTTCCAATCACAGGCATTGAAGGAATTGCTGCCAGCAGAAGGTCCTGTGCGCACACAGGTGCTGGGCAAAGAGACACGCGAGAAGTTGATGCAGGCCGATCGCGTGCGCGACTTCATGAACTACCAGATCACCACGGTGATGGAAGAGTACACACCTGATTTCGATCAGCTCTTGTTCTACGTGGGCTACGGCGGCTCTGCGTTCAAGAAGGTGTACTACGACGAGGACAAGAAACGCATGGTCAGCAAGCTGATCCTGCCTGACAACCTGTACATCCCATACAACGGCTCGAGCGTCATGAGCGAGTGCCCTCGCATCACGCACGTTGTGCCGATGACGGTGAACGACTACAACAAGGCTGTTCTGCGTGGTCAATACCTTGACACCGCGCAAGAGCGCAGCACTGCTGACGTTGGCAACAACATCATCCAGAAAGAAACCGACCGCGTCACCAAGCTCACGCCCAACGCGGACGATGAGGAAATGGAATTGTTGGAGTTCCAAGTCGACTGGGACTTGGAAGGCTTTGAGCACACCGATGAGGACGACGAGCCCACCGGTATCAAGCTGCCTTACATCATTACCGTGGACAGAACCTCTGGCTCCACAGTGGGTGTACGCCGCAACTGGAACGAGGGCGACGAGACCTATCGCCGCAAGCAGTACTACGTGCACTACACCCTCGTGCAGGGCCTGGGCGCATACGGCTTGGGTTTCTTGCACTTGGTTGGTGGCCTGAGCCAAGCGGCCACTTCCGCACTGCGCCAACTGATCGACGCAGGCACGCTGGTCAACCTGCCAGCAGGCTTCAAAGCCAAGGGCGCGCGCATCATGAACGACGATGTGCCGCTGCAGCCAGGAGAGTTCCGCGACATCGATGCGGGCGGCGTGGAGTTGAGCCAGACACTGATGCCGCTGCCCTACAAAGAGCCAAGCCAGACGCTGTTCGCGCTGCTCGGTTTTTGCGCCGACGCAGGCCGACGTTTGGCCAGCGTCACCGACATGCAAGTGGGCGACAGCAACCAAAACGCTGCTGTGGGCACGACGATTGCTTTGTTGGAAAAGGGCGGGCAGGTTATGTCCGCAATCCACAAGCGCTTGCACTACGCACAGAAGATCGAATTCAAGCTGTTGGCCAAGGGCTTCTCGGAGTACCTCCCTGACGAGTACCCCTACGACGTGCCCGGCGAGAGCCGCACCATCAAGCGCAAGGACTTCGATGACCGCATCGATGTGCTGCCTGTCTCTGACCCCAACATCTTCTCGATCGCTCAGCGCATCACCATGGCGCAGACTCAGCTGCAGCTGGCGCAGAGCAATCCCCAGATGCACAACATGTACGAAGCCTACCGCCGCATGTATGAGGCCATCGGGGTGCGGGACATCGACGGCATCTTGAACACGCAGAACGTGGACAAGCCAAAGGACCCTGCCAGCGAGAACGCACAGGCATTGGACGGTTCGCCGCTCAAGGCATTTGCTGGCCAGCAGCACGACGCGCACATCATGAACCACTTGCTGTTTGGCATGTCTCCAATGATGGCCAGCATGCCCCAGGTCGCGGTTAATCTGCAGAAACACATCTTCGAGCACATCCGCCTCAAGGCAGAAGAGACCACCGAAGCAGAATTGTTCCAGCAGTACGGCACGGACCCGGACAAACTCGTGTCTGCCCTGCAGCGCGAGGCGATGATCGCCATCAAGACGACCGAGTTTTACCAAGAGGCCAAGAAAATGCAGACAGACCTGCAGGGCCCCACACCGGAAGACCCACTGGTCAAGGTCAAGGAGCAGGAAATCCAGGCCAAGGCCGCTGCCGACGCAGCCAAGGACCAGAACGACAAGCAGCGTATCCAACTGGAAGGCCAGCGCGTGCAGGGCGACCTCATGGTCGACCAAGCCAAACTCGCACTCGACGAGTTAAAACTTCAGCAACAAGGAACACAAAATGCAGCCCAAAACAGCCAAGCCCGCCAAAGTGCCCAGCTCCAAGCAATCAGCCGGGCCCAAAAAGGTGGCAACCCCCAGCGATAAGCCGAAAAAAACGTATGTTTACCGCAAAGATGCGTTCAATAAGGTGTTGATTACGTAACAAGAATGTGCATAATGCACATCAAGCCCACGGACAGGGGTCTCATCTGTCTGCTTCATTGGAATAATCCATGCTTGAATTTGCCGAAAGAACGCTGATCGCTATCAAGGGCCTCCGTCGCCAGACGGAAGAGATCCTGGTGAGCGGCAACGTGAAGGATATGGAGCAGTACAAGTTCCTGATGGGACGCCTTGAGGGTTACAAGTTTGTTGAGATGGAAGTACAAGAACTTCTCAGCAAAGACCAGGACCAATAAAGGAGTAACCATGGAAATGACTGCACTGGAGAAGAAGTGGGCAGACGACGCTGCTGCCCACGTGCCTTCCTTGGACGATGCTTACGACAAAGAGGGTAGCCTCCATGTCGAGAAGATCGAACAGAAGGTAATGGACCGAATCCCTGCCCCCACGGGCTGGCGGATCGTCATCCTGCCCTATCGAGGGGCAGAAAAAACCAAAGGTGGCATTGTCCTGTCAGACCAAACCCGTCAGCGTGAGCAGTCGGCAACGGTTTGCGGCTATGTGCTGTCTGTTGGCCCACTTGCCTACGCCGATGAGGTTAAATTCCCGACCGGTCCGTGGTGCAAGAAAGGTGACTGGATTATCTTTGGCCGATATTCAGGTGCCCGCCTGCCGATCGACGAAGGTGAAATCCGAATCATCAATGATGACGAAGTCCTGGCCCTGATCCAGAACCCTGAAGATATCGTTCACCTGTAAGGCACAACATGGCAAATCAAATGGACAACGAACAGTTGGAATTCGACCTTGGAGAAGGCGAAAAATCTGCCACAGTGACGTTTGAAAACGATGCTGACGGCAACGAAGAAGAAGGCAAAGTACAAGCACCGGAACGTGAAGTTCCTGAGCGCGAGACGCCTGAGCAGAGAGAAAACTCTGCACACTCCGACGAGCTGGGCTCGGTCAACGAAGCAGTGCAAAAGCGCATTGCCAAACTGACTGCCAAAATGCGCGAGGCCGAGCGCCGCGAGCA